AGTTATGGTTGTTTTTTGCAGAATTATTATAACTCACATCATGCCGTCTAAAAAATAATCACGAAAGATCAACACGCCCTATTAATTAAGAATTAATAACCACAAATTTGTTTGTTGTTCCACGCTTTATCAATAGCTTGTTTGACCCCATTTCTAAAGCGGTGAACATTCTAGCAAAGACGATTAATGTTGAAATTAATCTAGAAAACAAGACAAAAAAATAAACTCACAAAGAGCTTTGTTTATAACAGCAGCTAATTAGCATCAATTATATCAATATATTGTTTTTTATCTACTCCATCAAAAGTACATAGCGCTTTGAATTTACGTTTTACACCTAATGTATTCTCTATGCTAAACGTAACGAACGCCTGAGACGATCCCGTTGATTCAACAGCCCTATATGATGTGCCTGTTAATAAATATATATCTATTTTACCCAACTCATTCGATTTTTGTTTAATCATGTTGACACAATACTTAATCGCTTCATCTCTTGGTATAACAGATTGGGCTCTTGTTTTAACTGCATCTAAATCATTATTTAATGTTTTCTCATCAGCATCAATATAATTATCCTTACCACAAAGGAATGTGAACGATATATTATTTTTTGTACTATTTGAGTTATTAATTACCCCATATATGTAATTACATGTATTTTTATCGGCTAATTTTTTTGCATACTCGTAATTTATCTTTCCTAGCTGTTTAAATCTATCTCCTAGTCTTTTGCTTAAATCTGGATAATCTTTAGCGGTGAAATTTTCTGACGCAATTTTACTATTTACTTTACGATCATAAGGATTATCAAGCGTCTGACCTTTATCTAAAATAGATGATTTTACCGGTGTTCACTAACCAATCAGGCTCAGTTATCCTAACCCACGAATAATCGCCATCAATACACTCCTCTATAACGGTTGTGCCTCCACTTACTGAAATATATTCCTTGCTTCCTAACCCTTTACTTACTTTCTCATTTACTATTTTTTCGTAACTATCACCATTTTTTTTGTAAATAAAACTATCTCCGATCACAAGTAGCTCTTTTGATGTTAATTCAAACCCCTCGCATTCTTTTGGATAATTTTTAGGCTTACTCGTTTTGGTATTTTCTGATATTGTTTTATCCCCAAATATTCCTTTCAAAATACCAACACAAGCTGGTATAACAAAAAGTATAATAAAAACCCATTTTAAAAATTTTTTCATTTCCTAATCCTTGTTAATATGTATACACAATTATATTAACAAGGATTGATTGAAAAGTTAACATCTAAGACGCATTCACAATCGTTGCTAGCTCCTCCCCATTATCTCTATTTATTTGCATGATTTGTTTAACTCCTTCTTGCGTTGATAGCCATTCTTCCGCTGATTCGTGATCACTCACCAATGCTATATTAATGATTGGTGACACGGTTTGCGGTGCGCTGTCTTGTGTTGTTGAATGTGAGTAGTTATTAACGACCTGCGGACGTTGTAAACCGCTCATATCACCACGTTGTAGCGCTTCCAAATTGCTTACACCGATGCGCTGAGTTGCTGCTGCGTTCATGACGAATTCTTGACCGTGTACCACACCTGCGATCTGATCTCTTGCTATATCGCCCGTATAACCACCTGTCATAAATCCTGTTGGTTGTGATCGAATCGCTGCAACATTAGCCATCCCTGCTGCAATAGCTGCTGCCGCTGCTGTTGCCCCCAAAGCAGGTCCAACATAAGGAATTCCTGCCATAGCAGCATAAGCAGCATTAGCTGCTTGATAGGTGTTAATCACCGCCTGAGCAATAGCTGCTGCTTTACCAATTCGCGCCATTGTGGCGTTGTTTGAGTTTTGCATTTGAGCCATTTGTTCGAAGAAGTTATTTGCCTGACTTAAAATAATATCGTTCTGTTTAGCCCAAACTTGCGCTCTGAGTGATGCTGCTGTTGACTGATCTAAGTTAAACTGCTCAGTGAGCACATTTATTTGCTCGTACATTCTTTGGAATTGTGAGATTTGCGCACTCATTAGCTCCCACGTTCCCTCGAACATACCAGCAAAAGGGCTTTTGCTATCAGTATTAAGCGCATTGATTAAGTCGTTATAAGCAAAATTTTTGCTATCTTTTAACTCACTTAACGCACTCACCAAATCAGAAAAATCTTGATTTTTTCTGAACTGAGAATTACTTTCCAGTGAGTCTTTTATAGCAAGAATTCGCACGTATTTTTCATTCAATGCGATTTTAGTTCTTAACTCGTCATTTTGCGCTTTAGACAGCACTAAGCCCTTGCTCATCATGTCTTGACTAACACGATAGAGTTCATTTTCTATCGTTCGTTGTTCTGATGAGAGTTTCATTAGATCCCATTGCCTGTTCAATTCCTTGTTATAATAACCAAGCGGATCTATCGATTCTTTGTATTTATTTTCAAGCAAAGTGATGTATTCGCTGTACTCACTTGCTGAAAGAGAGCCTTGTTTATACATAGTATCTAATTCGATCAAGCCTTTGTTATATTCCTGCAACGCACCTCGCATTGGTTTAAGTGAATTCAATAACTTATCATGCTCCGATGCTAGTTCCTTAACATGCTTTATCGCTGCCGAGGTATTTGTATCGCCCTGCAACGGATACAGTGCTGTTTCTTCGGCAATTTTTCTTCTACGTGTTTTCTCTATTTTTTCATTAAGTAATCCGCCAGCAAGTCCCACATAGTTAGTTTCAGAAATTTGTTTTAATTCTTTTTCAAGTTTTTCTAGGTCATCTTTAGCTTGCGAACTCAATTCAGCTCTATCAAATTTTATTGTCATCGAATCAACTTTTTCAAGTAGCGATTTCGCTGCTTCTTCATTGAAATACGATAACACAGTAGCGCACCCCTTAAAAAGAAGCTGCCATGAGTTAAGAACTGATTCAATAATATCGATAGCTAAGTTTTTCATGCCGTTCCAGACAATTTCCCATGCGCTCCCCATATTATTAAAAGCGAATGATAAAATGGCAAATTGCGTCATTGCCATTCTAATAACGGTATTAATGCAAAGCTTAACTGTGTCAATAATAGATTGAAAAATATCGTTAACAGTGAACGGTATATCACTGAGTTTGTCGTTAACAATATTAACGAACGAATCCCAAGCGCCTTTCATTCCCTTAATTGCACTTGTGATACCATCTTTAATATCTCCCCAAACCGTAATCGCTAGGTCTTTTAATGATACTGTACCGTCTTCTGTCAGTTTGATTTCATCAGAGAATAATGTTAGCGCAGCAATAACCGCTGTGATTGCAACAATTATTGCACCTATTGGGTTTGCTAGTAACGCCAAATTTAACCGCATTACTGCCGCAGCAGCTTTTGTCACTGTTTTGTTGCCCACATTTACCGATTTAATAAATAACGCATGATATAATGCTGCAGCAATGTAGCCTGTACCCAGAACGGTTAATGCTGCTGCTGCATTTTTGATATTTTCAGATAACCACAAAAGAGCTTGTGTGAGTTTGCTACTTGCGCCAGTCGCACTATCAGCCCCAAAAATAAACTCCTGAATGCCTGTTTTTATGTTGGTAAGCGCATCAAGAATTTGTTTGGGCATATCATTAGCTTTTTGCTGTAAGAAGTCATGATAGTTCAAAAAGGCTTGCATAATCACATCTGACGTGATTCTACCTTGCTGACCTGCTTCTTGTAGTTTCCCTGCTGTAATGCCGAGTTGTTTTGCTAGAACATCGACAACGTAGCCGCCATTTTTCACAACCGTCATTAACTCTAATCCAGATAACTTACCCAGCATCATGGCTTTTTGGAGTGCGTACATTTCACTAGCAGCGTGCTCCCCTTTAATCGATGAAGCAACGAGCGCATTATTTAACGATTCGGTATACATTAGCTGCTGATTAGTGCTATAACCAAGCTCCTTTAATGCGGTGGCATTAGATAAGAAACTTTCTGCGGTCTGATCAAAGCTTGAATACGTCCCTTTAGCCAGTGTCATTAACCGCTTCATAGCAGCATAACCTGCCTCTGCCGAACCTGTCGTATCATCTAAGCGTGCTTTGAAGTCTGTCAATGAAGCGATTGAAGTTACAAATGCTCTAACCCTCATAAATCCAAATAATGTTTTTAATACTCGGCTAAAGGTGTTTGCCACAGAAGATGTGTGCTTAAGTTCTTCTGCAAACCTCCGCTGATTGCTAGTTGCATTAATTGATGCATTATTAACGTCAACAATGCTAGTTCGCATATTTTTTAGTTGATTAGTATATTCAGCATTAAGCCCAATCGCCTTTTTTATCGTACTGTTTGTATCGTTCAGTGAGTTGTTAAATGTTGTCGCTCCGCTTGCCGCGGCTTTTAACATGTCACTGAAGCTAAACATTGATTTTAGATATTTTTTTAGTGGATCGTCATTAAAACTTTTTAGAATCTTCTTCATTAATTCTAGATGTTTTTGTGCTCTTTCTGCTGACGAGGCGATATTATCTAATTTCGTTGATATTGAACTTGCAATGTTATCGGATACCGTGATAACAATTGATTCGCTTGACATATTAGCTCCTTAACTCACTTCTAAAAATGATTAGCGCTTTTGGAATAAAACCGCCTGCAAATTGCTGTGAGCTACCTTCGTCCAATTTGTTTATATACGGTGCATTGTTTTGTATATAAATGGTGTCACCTAATTTCCGCTCTTTCAGCGCATTAAGCGCCGAGTTCACAACCGCCATTTTACTAAGATGTTTGGTTGAACCCTTAGAGCCTAAATAAAAAGCAACACTTTGGTCAGTGATTTGCCCGTTTATGGACACTTGCCAGTTAGACATAGCATTTGAGGTGTCAACTGGCGTAATATCCGTTAACTCCTCTACAACCGCTAATGTTGCTTTTATCGTCTGATTATTTGTACGCTTCGTAATTTCATTATTGATAAAATTTGAAATATCAGTCAGTTTCATGTTTTGTCCTTGAATGCTTGCTCGACATGTTTTAGGTTAACGCGATCCATCGCTCTAATAATTTGAATCAGCTCGTTGGTATCTTCATCGTTAAGATTGTGAAAGCGCGCATACTCAATAATTGATAGCCAAGATATTGGTGTTGGCGACATATTGTGAGTGCGCGTCGTATCTAAATCGATGAATGCCTGATAATAAAAAATTAAATCATCACTTAATTGCGGTTTATTTTTTATTTTGTCTGGAACATCTCGTCCCATTTGCTTAGCCATTCTGATTAGATTTTCGTCTTCTTCGCCCATGTCTAATTGGTATTCAAGGACGTCGATTAGTTTTTTATGTCTTCCTCGATTTGCACCGACTTATATAAATCGAGATCGTTTGCTTGCGATACTAAATCAGCAAATAAATCGGGTAGCTGTTTGAATAGGTCACAGGCATTTTCAATAGAAAATGGAATATTTTTGCCTTTTCTATCTTGAATGTTATCCCAACCTCGTAGCGCACCTTCTGAAAATGCCTTGATCGAGATTTCAATGAGCTTCTCCTCAGGTAATGCGTCTAGCTGAATTTGTCGTTTATACTGTTTTGTTAGTTTTTTAATTAACAATGAATATTTAGAATTAGCACCGCCGATTCTAGCAATATAAAATGTAGGAATAGTGCCATCACAATTGGCCACATATTCAACGGGCACACCGTCTTGCTCTTTCGTTTTGTCTGTTTCAAATTGTTCAAATAAACTCATTTTTTTCTCCAATAAAAAAGCCTCAATCGAGGCTTTGTGGTTATTAATCGTTAATGACCGGCATTGCAATATCAGGTAAATACTCAAACGACTGGTACATCATAGTGTAACCGTGTTTGTTTTCTGCCCCAGTTTTTTCGAGAGGTATTGTGATTTTTTGGTCTTTTTCAACATTTGGAATGCCTCCACTCAAAGCAAGTAACGGAATATCAAAAATAGCACCAGCATTATTCGATGCTAAAATAGCAGAGAAACCAATATCAGCGTTATTTCTAATCGCCTCGATAGCATCAACAGAAGAGAAGAACGCCGTGAGTGATCCCGTCACATTGAAATTACCTACAGAAACATCAAAGCTACCCAAAATACCTAAAGCCTTGATACCTGTAACACCGTTACTAATTGACAGGTTAGAATCTGTTACATACGCAAATAAAGCCTTTGGCGTTGATGATGTTTTATCAATGACACTCAATTTTTGACGATAAATATTTGATGTTGTATTGTAAGCCTCGCTTTTATCTGCTGCTAATCGCACACCATCTAATCGGTTACCGCCCTTTCTGCTTAATGAATTACATGCAACATAACTTAAATCGCAGGTAATGTATTTTGCCGTTGATAAATTGAATTTAATTTCGTTTGCTACCGCACCCGTTACATATTGAGCCTGCAAACCGTTACCATCATCTCCAAGCGTGCGTTCGATACAATAAGAACGTTTTTTAATTAAATCTTGTTGGCTTTCATTTTTAATAACTGTTCCAAAGTAAACCTCTAATTCAAGATTTCTACTCGTTTCATTGACTGGTTCAAAATCAGTATCATCAAACGTGATTGAATTGTCGGTTATCGCAGTTATACGCGCCCACCCTTTATTGTTTTTAAAGGATGAACTAGTAGCATCACCACCAAGAAAAATCCATTCACCAAGCGTTAAATTAAGGCTGTTTAGGTTTGTGCCTGTGGTAACTAATTGCGGAAGTTCATCAGCATTGGCCACAATCGAACACTTGCCGGCTTGAAATTTAAAACCAACGGCGGTTATTTTCGCATTATCGTTTGCAGTGGTATCTTCTGATAACACATCGTTTACTGTTATCGCGTTAGCTGTTGCGCTTGTAACAACTTTAACGCCATTATTTTTGTGCTTATTACAGCCTGAGACTAAAACTATCACGCCCTTAGCTGGTGGGTTTGCGCATGCAGATTCAAGATTGTAACTATCAAGACTAATGCTAGTGATCTTATTTCGGGCACCATCTAATGGCTTGGTTGTAAACTTCTGTCTTGCGTCGGCAAACATAAACCCCTGCATCAACCAAGTTAAAATATTTTTCGTAAAATCTAGAGAAAAACCTGCGTTTGCATCCAAATCAACTATTTTGCCTTTCTGATTTTGTCGCGACGGGTTGATGGTTTCACGCTGTAATAACGTTGTCGAACCGCCTAAATCACTATAACTATTAACCTCTACACCATGCCAAATCGGGTTGGCAGGTAAAATTTTGAGGCATTCCTCTTTGGCGATGTATAGTCCCGCCACATTACTATCAATTGTTTTATTTTTACATGTCATTTTTTAGCCTATCTCATCATAAGTGAAATCTACAATTGTGTTTGTTCGATAAAAACCCTGCTCACTATCAAGCTCTTGAATTCTACCGTTGATAAATTTAACTGGACCATCAATATGTCTATAAATATCTCGCGCTAAAACAGCGAGAGATCGTGATAATTCACCCCCATTGAGTGCTGACTTAGGGGCAAAAATCTGCACCATTAAATAACCGTCAGTTCTATAGCGATGACGCCAAGTTTCAACATCCAAATCATTACAGCCAAGCGTCGTTTGGGTCTCTTTAGCTGTCCACACAGAAAATCGACAAAAACACTTATCTTTGTCTAGTTTAGTAAGTTCATCTTTACCCTGCCAGATGATCGTCGGCTTATAACCGATTTCGTTTTCCGCCTTTTTGGCCCACTTTTTAACAAAAATTGATTTAATTAAATCATGGGCTTCTTCGTAATTTGTTGTCATACAAGCACCGCCATATAAAGCAATTCAACATCAGCTGGAGCTAATGTTTTTACTTTTTCTATTGTAAATTGCTTACCTCCCTTTTTGATTTTGTCGTTTTTTTCTGGAACGTAACTACTAGCAGGGATTAGAACAATATCGCTGTCCTCTGTTATTTCAGTGTTTAACCACTCAAAATATCGCTCATTACCACCAGAAATAAATATCATAACGGCGTTAAAAGTTTTTATTTCCACTCTATCGCTTTTCCATTCGTCAGCCGATGGAATTGCAACAGTTCTGGTAACCTCAACTTGTTGACCAAACTTATCAATTAGCCGTGTTGCCGTTTTTTTTGCTCGCAAATAAAATGACATGCTACCCCCTGCATATTTTGGCCGTGTTACTGGAATAACAAAAACCATTCAAAAGACGATTAATAAAAGGCAGTTTTGGTAAATCGTTTTTAGATTTAGGCGCGTAAGTGATGCTTACAGCCCCTGCAATCGATTCACTTAATACCTCTTTTCCACCGGGGATAACTGGTAAAAAATCGATATCATTAGAATGAATAGCTAAATAACATTGCGCATCAATAATTTGCCTAGGTATTGAATTACTGGAGATTTCACGCGAATCTTTGATGATATCCTTTCGCGGCCATGATAAAGGTTGCGCTTTATCGGTAGGATTTCCTTTCCAATTTAATGTTTCCAAATAATCCATGGCGTTGTTGAGTAAGATAATGATCTGAGCGTCATCGTTCGGAATCGATAGTCCCCTGTTTATTGCAAACTGCCTGCAATCATCAACAGATGCATAACTGTTAAACCCATCTGAGTTAATATCAGTATTAAGCATATTTTCACCTACTTAACTTTCCAGCCGTCTTGCTCCCAGTGTTTTACCATATCAGAGTGTACCTCGGCTTCATGAGGTTCAGCATCAACTACAGGGTTTAACATTGTGACAGTATTTTTTTGTTCTTCTGTATTAACAGCGTCTACTTCATTAGTGTCTTTTTTCTTAGCCATTTTTACTCCAAAAGGGGCATAAAGCCCCTGTTATTAACCCAAAATAAGTGCCGCGTGACGAGGTGCAATAGATTTAACGCCCCACGCTAGACCAATTTCGTAACGGATTTGTTTGTATTGTCGATATAACGCAATTTGGAATGTAATACCAGACACTGGATCTGTTACATTCATTACGTCATCTGCGCTATCACCACCTAGCGGCATTGCTGGCGTACGACAAGCGAGTAAAAATGCTCCGCGGTCAAATGCCATGTTGGCCACATAGTCACCACCAACGGTAATGGCTGTATTATCCGCTAAATCTTTACGTAATCCGGGTTCGCAAAGCGTAATAGAACTAGCACTTGCAGCAGCGACAATATACTTATTAGTGTCACCTGCAAAAGTCACTATATCGCCAACATTGAATGCTCCGTTTCCTGTATCAACGGCGATGATACGATCACCCTCGGATTTTGCTCCATTAACTAAATAGCCGGTAGCGTTGCTCGATTTAACGCGTTTAACACCTGCTGAGGTGTGAATATTGAATCCTTCAACGCGACCAATAATACCGTTACGTAAAAGTTCATCAGTACCAGCTTCGTTATTTTTGAATAATACCGATTGCTTGCCCCGAATTTTAGCCATTGCATCTGAACCAAGAACCATTTGCAAATCAGAACGAGGCGCACCGTTATCTTCAAGAATTTTAAGTGCTTCTGAAAAATCACTTAAGTCGTCTTTTTCACCAAACGGTGTAGTACCTTCTGTACCTGCAGCTCGCGAAGTACCGAAAAATAAGCCACCTAAATCGGAATCAATCTCATTAGATAAAGCTCTAAATCCCTGCGCGAGCTGGTCGGCTAAGATTTTGTTGTATTGCCCTGTTGGACCAATTGCTAATTGTTCCTCACCATTCCATTTTACTGGTGCCATTTTTGATTTCGTGATCTCAACATTAACAGTACCGATATTTTGGTCACCGTCGTTTGGTGCGGTCGCTGCAGGGTTAATGTCAACTAATTGTGCAGCAGGTGTAACATGAGCTGTTACGGTTTGCCCTTTTGCAGCACCATCAGCTTTTGTATCACGCGCAACGGCAGGAATAAAACCAACTTGTTCACGAGATACGACGTCAAGCGCGGTGTAAATTGTAGGAATAAGGTTTGTTAAAGTATTAGACATATAAATATATTCTCCGTTAGTCTGTTATTCGTACGCTATCTTTTAGTGCAGCTTGCTTCTCTAATGGACCGAGAGCATCAAAAAACGAACGTTTCATTGTTTTTTGTCCTGCTTGGTGTCGGCTTTGTTGCGCGCCTCCACCTTGATTGCCTGAGGCTTTAAGGATGTAGTCTTTTTGCGGATAGTTATCAATAAGAAACTCTAACGCTTCATCGAATTCAGCGATTTCACCAGGTTTAGCACGTGAATAAATCTTATTCCCGGACGGATCGTAAGCGACGACTTTGCCATCTTCAATCTTGAAAGATGAACCAAATCGTGACTGTACAAAATCAGGTGGAATAGCCACTTTATCCTTAATGTATTTCGAACTATTAAATCGTCCGCCAATCATTTCGTTATAAAGTTGCGATTTTAACGCTTCACTTTCGGCTTTCGCTGTATCAACTTGCGTTTGATATACCTTAGTGATTTCAGCTTTAACTTTGTCTACCTCGCCAGCGTCAATTAACTTTTTCTGATCTAACTTGGTAACAATGTCCAAAGCCTCAATAGCTTTTGCAGGATCGGTGATGTTGGCAAACTTTTTTAACTCCGCTTCAACTTTTTCTTTAGCTTCACGATGCGCTTTCGCTTCACCATTTAAAGCTGAAATTTTGTTAAGTGAGACTACAGCATCAAAAGGAATTTCCTTTCCGTCATCATGTACATAAACAGGATTGCCGTTTTCGATAACCGCATAAGTTGTGCCATTGACATCAATTGTTTTTAATTTCATAAGTTCTCCGTCTTCCGACTGTTAATGGTTTTCCAACCGTTGCACCGCTTCGCATCCACTTTGCGGCATAAAATAAAAAAGGTCGCATATAGCGACCTTGTAGATGTTCATAAATATTTATTTATCTATTGTTTTGCTGTTTTCCATTTTATTGGTAATTGCACTCATGCTCATAGCCATCATGCGTTTAATGGCTAAATTTGGCTCGTTATCAATTAACTTTTGTATCTCCACTAAGATGTCATCATCCCACGGCTGTTTTTGAATTAAAGCGTGGACCTTTCTTAGATTATCGTTTGTCATGTTTTATTAACCATTCTAGTATTAAAGGATGAATTCTCTTTCTTGATTCAGTATCGCCAAGCATATACAAAGCAAAGCTTTCAGAAAAAAGCTCTTCATTTGAATCAGAAGAATAATAACTTAGCACATGCGCCCATTTGTTATTATATGCAATTTGAGTGATTTTAGATAAATACTTCTCATCTTGATAATATAGATAGTGCCCGAATTCGTGCGCTATTGTTCCTTTTATGCTTTGAACTGATGCGTAAGGTAAAACATCCAAGTTAGCAATTATCCGTGCTAGCTGTTTTTTATCTGGAGATAAATCAATTTCATAAATGGCCATATCTTTAAACCCTAGCATGGCGGCGTTTTCTGCAATTGCCTCCCATTCGCTTGGGTCTAACATCCATTGCCCCATGTGAATTGAGTTTTGGGATAAATTATAAGCACCAGCCGCAGTTTCCGAAAATTTATCTTTTGTTCCTAGCCAAGAGAGTTTTGATAAATTGAACCTTTTAATAATATCTTCTGATATTTCAGCAACATCTTTAGCACTTTCGAGAGATATATCTTTCGGAAATTTAACATTAGCAGCTATACTTTTTCTTTGCATCCAATTCTCAACTTTTTCAACTGTTCTTAAGTTTGAAAGTTGACCATTAATTTGATTGTTTAACTCTTCAATTGTTAATAAGTGCCCATCATGAGTAAAAAACTTTTCTGGCTCAATTTCCCCATTTCGTAATAACCTCGCTCTTTCTGCTCCTAAGATTTGCTCTTGTCTTTCTTGTGATTGCGTTTTTAGCCACTCAAGATAAGATGTTTTAGCAGGAACTTGACCATCCATTGATGCTCTTGTGCCTGTCGGTACTTCATCAATGTCGATCCCTAGTTCTCGATAGCTTTTTAGTATAAACGATTCAACAGACCGACAACAAAAATGTAATTTACCCGGTCCGTCACCGTATGGAATATCATGACCGATAGGCTGGTTATCTAATGTATACTGTTTTAAATCACGAATAATACACATCGGCGTAGTACTAGTATCAAGCGTAGATAACCATTGCTTGCCTTTTATTAAATCGCTATTAGCCTTTCCGAACTCATCACGAGAAACGGCGGCTGTGTGAGATACAGCAGAGCGAATTAATGATGATACGTTTCTCTTGCTTATTTCTAAAACGCCATCTTTATAATTGTTCTTTTTCGTGCCTCTCACCTTTCTAATAATCTGTTCAGTGGTTTCACCAGTTACATAACCAGTTCTAACGGCATTGGTAACACGTTTAAGTCTGTCATCTTCGATATTGCTTACCCATTCAGACAATAATCGCCCTTGAAATGGTTTTGCTTTTACCACCGCAAATAACTGATTGGGCGATATCTGCATTAAAGAGTATTTAGCTTTAACAATATCCGGTAATAACGATTCAAACAGTGAATATTGATAATTACTCTCATATTCACTAAATGCATTCAATTCACCAAAGAGATAATCAGAAAATGAATTTAATGACTTAACACTACTGAGCATTGATTCAAGTCGTGATATTTTAAATTCGCTAGAAGATAAATCATCTAACGCAATATACAATTGAGCTGTGAGCTGTTTATCAACAACATTTAGTAGTTTAAGTGATTCTCTTATTAAGTTATGCTCATAACCAACTAGATTAACGCGGTGATAAATTGCTTCATTGCGAAGTTTTTTATTGATTGTCATAAATTACCCAGCAAATTAGGCTCTGAATCTTTTAGCTCTTGAATAACATCCTCTGGCTTCATATCAGCATTGATTAACCCCAGACGTTGATAAGCGACAACAGCATCAACATCGCGAATATCACCAGACTGTCGTAACGATTGAATGGCTAATGCGCCAGTAGCGTCGATTTTTTTTCTAGCAAGTTCAACCTCGGTAATTACATCAACATTGCCGTCATTTTGTAAACCTATCCACTCAGCCATCAAATCTAATATATTATCTAGTGAATTTTCGAGAGAGGCCGCCATGGTGAATAATGGCGAATTGGCTTGCATTTTTTCTTCTTGAGTTTGGTCAATCGATTTTGTTGACGTGTTTTGATCACGAAGCAATTTAGCTCCAGCTAACCGCATTTGCTCTACTAACTCAGCAAGTGATTCTTTACCGGCATTCACTGAAACACCCGAGTGCTCGACGTATTCAAGCCCCTGACGGTTTCTATCATCGAATTTTGTAGCGCAGGAACTACCGATTGTTAATTCAGCACCATCTTCAAGCCCAAACGCGGTCAGAATTGGCACTCTTGCTACATGTAAGATGTTGTCTTGTTCACTTTGACTTTGCCAGTGCTTAATATTAAGTAAAGCAAGATTAAGCAATGGTGGAGTTCCTCTCATAAACCCGGTTTTTTTAGTGTAGAGTGTTACAAGTGCGATTTTTTTTCTTGATGTTTCCCACTCTTCATGCAATGCCCATTGTTTATTTTCACTATCTTGTCGCCATATTGATTCACGCCCGATTTCAATGTGTCGTATTTGCTCAATTCTAGATTGGCCGTAATGATCTTTATCTATAATGATATTTTCTTTAATGCGCAATTCAGTGAGCACAACTTTCCCACCCTCATTTTTTGATTTCCAGCCAATAATTTGGCGAGGATTAAGCATTACAACATAAGGACGAGCACCGATTTCGTTTTCCTCGGCTTTTGTTCTGACCTCTTTATTGATTCTAGGGTAATCAACTAAAGCATGCGCTAAACCATATTGCATTGCAATGCTAAAAAATTCTTGCGCCCACACGTCAAGACAAGTCCCTTCAAGATCAATATCTTTTGCAAACTCAATCAATTTAGCAGGCACTGTATCGCTCAATTTAATTGGTGAGGCAAAAACTCGACCTACATTTTGTTTAATTGTTTCTTCGTAAGCAGGAAGTAACGTGGCCACTTGTAGACGTTTTTTATATGAATCTCGCTCTTCATTAACCCACTTAGGCAAGTACTGCTCGCCCAGCTTTCTCATGTTTAGCGTTCCACCCATTAGCGCGTCGTTAATATCCCACGCTTCGATCATGTTGTTGTAATCAAGATTTGGAGTTGAAATGTCTGCCATAATTTATATCCGTAGTTGTGTAATTTTGCCACTTGGTTTGTGTTTATTTCGATTAGCCACGGCAAAATATCTAAACGCATCCGCGCCGTGCGATGTGTGGTCATGAAGCGGTTTATCTCGCCAACAGCCGTTTTTATCGTCCCATGCTTTTCGATAGGCTTCTAAATTAGCAATACCTTGTTCGCATTTACTTGAATCAAATGCACAAAGAGGAAGAATTTCACGAACTGATTCGATGCCATCATCAACACTAAGCTTAGGAGCTACATTAAACTTAATGCTGTATTTCTCACCGTCAATTTCATAGCCTTCTTTTGCTATCTGTTTACGGCTCTTACCATCACCCGATAATTCACGATTATCAATATCGTGCGGTGCCCAATGCTCAGCATATTCATAGCCAAGATTTTGTGATTTGTCTTTTAGGACCTTCATGTAGTGCCTGAGACCCTCGCCACTATTTTCGTAGTAGTCGATGATGTGAAATTCTTCACCCACTTTGCGCACAAACCAAATAGCGGTTGAATCACCAACACCCAAGTCCCAATAGGTATAAACTGGTAAATGGCTATTATCAGGTAGTACGGTAATGCGTTTTTCTTTGTATAGTTCTCTGAATTGCCTTGCATAGTAAGCACCCTCGATTGATTGCTCAAAGGCTTCACTTGGAATAGATGGATATTCACGCTTCATATCATCACCAAGCGTTTTCTCTTTAGCGTGATACCAAGCTTTTTGTTGTTCGGTCAAGTTGATACCGTACTTAGCTTTTATCTCGCTAAAATATTCCTCTAATCTAGACGGTAATTGTTCAACTGGCTCTATCGCATAGAGCGGATTTTTCCACCAAGAGAAAAAGAAGAATTTCCAATCAAGTGATGATAATGGTTTTCCTTGAATATGGGCTTTTTCAGCTGTATTACAGTAATCGTAAAAATAACCACTTTTACCCTCAGCTGTACTTTCGATGGTAATGAAACAACCGGTAGCAACCGCCTCAAAAGCACCTGTGACGATTTCCTTAGCTTTATCAGGAAACTTAGCACAAATCTTACCAAACTCAGAAACATGTAAGTAACGCAATGTACCACCACGGAATGAAGTTGATACATAAAGCGAACCGCCTTTTTTAAAGACCAACTCACCAGCCGCATCATTACTAGCAGGGTTGGCTTGTTTTATTTCTTCGGGTAGTCTGTCATAAGCATATTTGACTTTTTCTCTAAATAATCTTTTAGCATCATTTAAAGTGTGAGCAATCAAAGCACATTTAGCTGATTCAAATAAAGCGGCATCTAACTGAATAATACATACTTCGGTAGTAAACCCTAATTGACGAGCTTTTAATATTATATTCCTTGTATGCATACTCTCGAAGTATTCAAGCTGTTCAGGGGTCATTGTGAAGCGAATTTGTTTGCCTGCTTTATCCGTGATGTAGTAGAGATTATTTAAACGCCAAAGCTTATTGCTGAGTTTTTTTAAATGACCAGGAGATAACATTAACCCTCCTGTGATAGTTTATCCATTAAATCCGAAAGTTGGCCAACTGAATTATCTTTTGGTGTGTCATCAATGTTATAAGCTTGACGCTCTAAAGTGATTAAATTTTTCAACGTTTCACTTAATGCTTTCATTGATTTCACCCTTTCAGGTATGGATATGACGGCCATATAAACTTCATTGAGTTTGTCCCTGCCGTTCTGGTCTGGATTTGCTAATAGCTCACCAAGTTTTTTGAATGCTTCTATATCAACGCATTCAGTACCAAGCTCCTCAAACAAAGCATTAGCAATATTACGAGCTTTACGAATATCGCCTCGGTGTTCCATTCGGATATTAGCTATTACTTCGGCGTTAGCTTCAATTAATACCCTTTCTGATAATGAGTTTTCCGTGCGTACTTTTGTGCGTACCTCTTTAGTGCGTACCAATTCATCAGATTTATTTTTAATCTTTTCTGATAAGTCTCTGGACCAATTTTCTTTTTTTGCTCTTTTCCTGATAGCTCCGTCGGTTATCCCGTTTTTGCTTGCTATTTCTCTTATAGATAGCAACCCAGCCCTGTAGGCTGATTCGATAGCCTCCCAGTCTGGCTTTTTCATAATCTTTCCTTAAATTTGATTTTGTTTAAATTAAATGTGATCTGGCTCACATAAATGAGTTAAACCCGTAAATTTCTATTGATATCTTTATTATTACCCTAATCTATCTTAATAAGATTTTTCTAATTTTACTAAGAGGTTAATACAATGTCTGAAAATCAAATAAATAGAACAAATGCCATTCTTAATATAGTCTTAAAAGCATATTCTGACGAAACAGCGTTAAAGTATTTAGATAAAATAGCAAATAACGTTTGTCATGCAGTTTTATTAAAAACAAATACAGGTACAATACAAAAGCATTTAACTTTAAAAGAAATATATGAAGAAACAGATAAAGAAACAGATAAAGAATTATTACCCATGTCATGGGTCACCAACCCAAATGGACTTCATCGTGAAACGACTCAACAATGGGTGGGAGATCAGTTGTATCTTTGTCCACCAGTGAAACTTAATGATTTAGCGTTCTTGCTTACTGATGTATCTAACCCTAGCATTGAGGGTAGATATGAATATATATTATCCATTGACACGTACAACAAACTAAAAAAGTTAATAGAATGTTTTCGACAAAATAAAAGACCTTCCAAAAAAATTTGGGCATGGCTTATTGGAGATGAAGCTGAAACCGCTAGTGAATAGTATGGAATCAAACCAAACAATCACATTAATTTGATTAAATATGCAGTTATTTTTTATAACCGCCCAGGATTTTTATAGTTTATGCGGTAAAAGTGAATAGTTATTTATAAACAGCCGATCGAGTTAAGCTATTACGACGCAACCTCAATTGTTTTCGCAATTCAATCATTGAGAGATTTTTTTGCTCAATGCTTAACTTTAGCTTTTCTTTTAAATCATCATCATTGTTATACATGAGTGTGTATTTTGTTTCTTTCTTATCCAAGATTGAATAAATATACACATCATACAATTTCTTGCCAGCCGGCACTATTGGATCGTCGCATTCTCTTGTGCTCTCTGTATAGCGAATAATCTTGTAAAACTCACGAGACAAGAACAATGATTTATCCATTGAATATACGCCATTTTCTTTCACTCTCTCGCTTGGCGGTCCGTACGATGAATAATGAACAAAAGATATTTCCCTTCCTGTCACCGTTGTGAGATTTAACTCAAGCATTTTATTTCCCATTGTTGATTAGATTTATCGCCCTTTTATCTGCATTACACTTTTCAATAACATTTAGCAAATGCTCGTTATACCTGAGACTATCGCCGAAAGTCATTGATTTACGTGGTAAATTTGGCAGGCAATCACTGAGTAAATTTGCTGGTATCGGTCGATTGACGTAAACTTTTCGCTCTGTTGTACAAGCTGTTAGAAACAGACACAGGCACAAACTGATTAGCACAGTCATTATTTTTAAGTTGCTCATTGATTCGCTCCTGCCGTTCTAGCGATTGGTTTTCTAGCTCGCGTTTACTTTGCTCATTATCTGCTATGATTTGATTGTTTTTAGCAATGCTCTGGTTCAACTGTTCGATTTCTTTAGATAGTTCAGCTTTATCTTTTTGTAGCCGTTTCTTCTCTTGATAATTGCTGTAACCGAGATAGACAGCAAAGACAAAAGCGGCAATGATTAATGCTATGCCTTTTGCGTTTGCCTTATTCATAAGCTTCTATAACTTCCAATTTGAATGATTGTCCGTTAAGTTCGTTCATCAGCAAATTTAACGCCTTTCTACTTTCAAATAATTGTGTATCGTTATTACTCATGCCGACTAAAATACAGCCCTGTGTATCCTTAGTCCAATTACCTGCATGGATCAAAATATGGGAACGATTAGGAACGTCTTTAACTTGATATACTCGACCAAATTTTGGTGAATTAACGATGTTACATTGATATATAGAAGCTGGAATACATGAAATCTGACGTTGATTATTTAGCCACGGTAGCTCTAAAGTTGACAAAACCGCACCCGACGGCAATTGTATTTTACCAAACGTACCGCGCTCACTTGTTTTTAATCTTGTTAGCTTCATTAATCTTCTCCTTTCGCTTTTTTAATTAGTCGCTCCTCCAGCGCTTTAATAAGAGTAGCGCCAGACCAACCAGCTAAACCAGCTACACCGCCAGCAAATTCGAATTGCCAATTAAAATAACTTGCGGCCAACACAACCAAAGCACCAGCGAACGTTGAGATAAATATCTGAGCAATCAACCCCCAAATATTGAATTTGTCGCCATTCAGCACATGGTAGCAATAGCTAGCTAATGAGCCGAGTGATGTAATAATAAATAGATAAATGACAACAACCCAGTTGACATTATCAGGGTCTTTTATCGGCATAATTAAATCTTCTTGTTAGTTAATGATGTGACAGCGTACTAGCTATTGTTAGTTATGTGCGCGTGTCTAGCTTTGCTGTCGATTCTGTAGAAGACCCCGAGCGTATCTATAAATCAATCGTTAGTGAATTATTAGAAAGTGGCGTAGGGGTAAATTTGGATATAAAAAAACCGCAATTAAGCGGTGAATGTTAAATATCTCGTGGGCTAATCAGTTGCACAATATAACTCGAATTCTTGTTCTTGATATTTTTCAGCCAATTGACAAAATAAATTTAATATTCTTCTTTCTTTACTTTTCTTATGAGCATGTGGTCTTAATATTGCTAACAGCGCAAATCTCTTAGGATTAAAATCTGAAATAACATAAACAAGAAAAATATCCTTATTAGGCTCTCTAGTGGCGTTGCATCTATAATATTGGGGCTGGTTCTTTGGGAATCGGTTTGGAGGCAACTTTAAATGAATATGTTGAACATTTAGCTCATAGAGCCTGTTTGGTTGTCTATACGGAACATCACGTCCAAAAATATCAGGCACTTTTGTTCGATTACTTTCTATATATTCTTTAAAAACACTAATTAATTGATTTTCAAAATTAGGGAATTCTATAAATGTATCAGCAAATAAATATCTGGCTTCCTCTAAAATTATAACATCAACCATGATTACTAAGCCTTGTTTTTGATTTCGCTTAATAATTTATTAGTTGTATTGTTTGCTAACGATAAAATATGAGTTGTATTTATTCCACTATTATAATAAGTTGGAACCACATCAAGTGAATCCCTTATTTGCATTATTCTTGTAATTTTATTTTTCAAAGACAATATTAAGCGAAGTGAATCTTTAATATCCATCTTTGTAATTAAATTATTATTTATAAATGTAAAAGCTGAGGACTCCACAGAAACTAAATTTTTTAGCATTGCAGAAAAGTCATAATTTTTTATAAAATCACAGGAAAAATCATCAGTTATTTCATATAAAATATTTTCTGAATCTTTCAATGTTTTAACCAAGTCAATATTAAAATAATTGATTACTTTATTTTTTAAATTTATCATTTTAATATCTTCGTGGTTAATTTCACTTTTTGTTTGATACTGGGAGGACAAAGCCATAGCTCCAGACGCAGCTGAATTCAAAGAGACTAAACTCGTAGATAACAATACCGCAACTGCTACTTTACTCTTCATTATTATATTGCCACAATTAGAATTGATGAAAAATTCCTTAGGAATAATGAAAAAATTATAATCAACTCTATCTAACAATACAACAATTTGTTTATCTTTTAGTAAACAAATCACAATAAACTAAATTAGCTTGATCTATTATTTACACTGTTGAGTAACAAATTTACTATCATTACCCTGAATTTATTCTATTAATAGAATAAATAACTTTTCATAAAATCCATTTAAAAATAACCACAAAATCTATAAAAAATTAAAATTTTTAAATAAATAATGTTGACTTTTATTATAGGTTAACCTATAATAATAACCATCAAGTGAGGGACTTGATAAGGTAAACCCCCGACCTAAGACGAGGGCTTAAGGAGAAGTAAAATGAAGTTCAAAATACTCATTTTAATTCTGCTACTTTTGATAAGCTCGCCAGCATTCTAAAGTAGTTCAAAGGAGAGGGAAACCTCTCCGATGACCTTAAATATATCAATTGACACTTAATAAATCAAGGTGATTTTATGGCAAAATCAATAACAGAAATTCAAGCAAAAAGTGACCAAAAACGAGGAGTTAAAGTAAAAGGTTTCAAACTACACGTTGAAGATATCGCATTAATTGAACAGGCAAGTAAAAGCTTAGATATACCCCAAGCTCAACTTATTGTTGATGCTGTTAAATTCTATCTTGATAACAAAAAAGCCTCTTAATTGAGGCTTATATCTAACTATTTGCACTGTTGAGTAACAAACTTATTATCATTACCCGGAATTATTTCTATTAATATAATAAATAACTTTTCATAAAATCCATTTAAAAATAACCACAAAATCTATAAAAAATTAAATTTTTTAGGTAAATGGTGTTGACTTTATAGTAGGTGCGACTATAATTATAAGCATCAACAAACCGTTGATAAAGTAAACCCCCAGCTTTCGATGGGGGGCTTAAGGGAGAAACAAGATGTACCAGATCTTACTTCTCTTGGTTTTAGTAAGCTTGAGCTTCTCAGTTTATTAACCAATCAAAGGCGGGGCGAAAGCCCTGCCGATGACCTTAAATATAACAATTTAACTTAAAATAATCAAGGTGATTATATGGCATTATCAAGAGCTGTAATTCAAAAGAAAAGTGATGAAAAACGTGGCGTAAAATCAAAAGGATACAAACTGCCTATTGAGATTATCGACTTAATAATAGAATTAAGTGCCAAGACTGAAAAATCACAAAGTAAGATCATTGAAGAAGCGATCTTAATGTACAGAAAATCACTTTAATAAAAAGCCTCTTAATTGAGGCTTCAGATTGATGACAAACCTCGATATAATTCGGGGTTTATTTTTTTATTTAAACCATAAATAAGATTTTTAATTTGGATTT